TCAATGCACGTATCTTAGACCTTGTTGATGATGTTGGTGGATTTACAGCTATAGCAAACCAGACTAGCTTTCCAGCAACTAACCCACAGGGCACTACAGGACAAGCAGCTATACTAAGTATTTCAGCTACAACAGCTACCCTTACACCTAGCGGTACAACAGTTACAATACCAAACGGTGCAGGCTCAGGCAACACTGTAACTATAACTGGCGTTACTTCTACCATACCTACGGGCTTTGGATTCTTGGTAGAATCTACAAGCACGCTGCATACGTATACCTTTCACAGGCTTGTACCCAAGGCTACAGAGGTCACAACAGTTGCAACAAATATAACTAATATTGCAGCAGCTGGTGCTAACGTAGTAGACATAAATAACTTTGCTGACATATATCAAATAGCAAGTAGTGCTCCTACACAGAGAGCTGATGGCACATCATTACAGGTAGGTGACCTATGGTTTGATAGTAGTAATGACAACTTAACTGTATGGAATGGTAGTGCATTTGCTACTATTACTCCCTCTCAGTCCGTGCTTAACGACGTAGCTATTGTATCAGGTGCTATAACATTCTCTGAAGATTTAGGACTTATCACTAACCCTGCAACTACAGGTAGCTCTAACGGCTCACTTGATATTGTTGCTGATGCAATAGAAGATGAAGTAACATTTACTGTTACAGCAGCTACAGGTAAATTTATTATTGATGGTGTAGATAAGCCTGCACTAACATTATACAAAGGCTGGACATATACATTTGACGTAAGTGACGCATCAAACGCCGCACACCCACTACGCTTCTCAAGCGGAGGTAGTGCTTATAATACTGGTGTTACTGTTACTGGCACTCAAGGACAAGCTGGTGCAAAAGTCCAACTTGTAGTACCTGAGTCACAGCCAACAAGTTTCATATACTACTGTACAAACCACAGTGGTATGGGTAATAGTATCACAGTTAAAGACGACCCAATCAAGACAGTATCTGATAATGTAACTAGCATAGTCGCAGTCGCAAACAACTCTACTAATATTAATGCTGTTAATAGTAACTCATCTAATATTAACTCAGCTGTATCTAACGCTAGTAACATAAACTCAGCTGTATCTAATGCAAGTAATATAAATAGCGTTGTAAGCAATGCAACCAATATTAATACAGTAGCTGGGTCTATATCTAATGTCAACTCAGTAGGATCAAACATATCTAATGTTAATAGTGTACACAGTAACGCAACTAATATAAATAGTGCAGTATCTAATGCTACTAATATCAACACAGTTGCTGGTTCTATAACTAATGTAAATACAGTTGGAAACAATATTAGTAATGTAAACAATTTTGCTAACAAATACCGTATAGCAAGTAGTGCACCTACTTCTAGTCTAGATCAAGGAGATTTATACTTCGATACATCATCTAATGAGTTAAGAGTATATAATGGTTCATCTTGGCAGGGTGGTGTAACAGCTACTGGTAACTTAGCTGGTTTGGGTGCTAACACATTTACTGGAGACCAGACAGTTCAAGCAAACATTATTGTAACTGGAACTGTTGACGGTAGAGACGTAGCAACTGATGGTTCAAAACTTGATGGTATTGAATCAGGTGCTACCGCAGACCAGACAGCAAGTGAAATTGTAAATTTAATTTCTGGACAAACTATTGCACCCAACGTAATCACAACTACTAACTTAACCCTAGACTTCGGATCAATCGCATAATGGCAAAATTATTAAAACTAAGACGTGGTACAACTACGCAACATAGTAGCTTTACCGGAGCCGAAGGTGAAGTTACCGTAGATACAGACAAAGAAACACTTGTCGTACATGACGGCTCAACAGCTGGCGGTCACCCAGTAGCAGCAGAAGATATGGCTAACGTATCTTCCGCTTCTATTGCTGGTAGACTAGCTAACGACTCTATAGCAACATCTAAACTTGCTGCCGGATCTTTACCCTCAGACGTAACCGTAGCTAGTGCAAACCTAGTTGATGGTACAATCGTAAACGCAGACGTTAACGCATCTGCTGCAATAGCTGGAACTAAGATATCTCCTGACTTTGGATCTCAAAATATAACTACAACTGGCGTACTTAACTGTGACAACATTAATGCCTCTGACAACATAACAATTACAAGTACTGCTCCAAAAATATTTTTAGTAGATTCAGATACTAATGATGATTTTTCTATAAATGGAGATGGCGGTACTTTTAGAATTAAATCTGAAACTGATTCAGCTAATAGATTTGTAGTAAATTCTGATGGTCATATTGACATTCCGGGAAACCTAGACGTTGGTGCTGGTCTTGACGTAACAGGAGATATTACAGCTACCGGTAATGTTAGTATAAGTAATGATTTACCATACATAGATTTAGTTGATACAAGTAATAATTCTGATTTTTCACTAAGAAATAGTAATGGTACGTTTTCAGTCTACGATACTACAAATAGTTCAAACAGATTTACTGTAGCTTCTAACGGTACTGCTAGTGTAAATGGCAACCTAGACGTTAGTTCTGGTCTTGACGTAACAGGAGATCAAACAGTATCAGGTAAAGTCAAGATTGGTACAACAACTACTGCAAGTACAAGTGCTGATGAGTTAGTTGTAGAAGGTACTGGCATCATGGGTATGACCCTTAGATCAGACAGTACAACAGGTAAGTCTAATATTTACTTTGCTGATGGTACAAGTGGCACTGCTCAATATACTGGAGGTATAACATACGATCACCAACACGATAGATTTAGATTTAATACAAATGGTGGCACACTTGCAGTACAGATAAATTCAGACCAAACAACAAACTTCTCAGGTGGTATTAATGTCACAGGAAACATCACAGTATCAGGAACAGTTGATGGTAGAGATGTAGCATCTGACGGTAGTAAACTAGATGGTATTGAATCTGGAGCTACTGCTGACCAGACAGCTAGTGAAATAGCATCTTTACTTGACGGGCAGAACCTTCATACAACTGGAGAAATTGGTAGAGATGCTGGAGATTATATAAAATTTAGTAATAATACTCACGCTGATATTTATATTAATAGTAATAACGAGTTTAGATTTGAAGCTGACGGTGACTTCCATGCAGATGGAGACGTTATAGCTCAGTCAACAACTATCTCATCTGACAGAAAACTAAAAGAAAATATTGAAGTAATACCTAACGCTCTAGACAAAGTGCTTGCACTAAATGGTGTGTCCTTTGACTGGAAGAAAACAGGAGAAAAAAGTGCTGGTGTTATAGCTCAAGAAGTACAAGGTGTACTACCAGAAGCTGTAAAAGAAGTAACTCCATTAAAAGGAGGAGATAGCCACCTATCAGTAAACTATCATGCTTTAACTTCTATCCTGATTGAATCAATTAAAGAATTAAAAGCAGAAATAGAAGAACTAAAAGGAGGTAAATAATGGCTTGCCCTGCAAGTGGTAAAATTACTATACAAGATTTAGTAGACGAATTTGGTGGTAGTGCTCCACACAAAATCACGGAGTACTATCGTAATGGTTCGTTAGTACCCGGAAATAATACAAGCGTACCTGAGTCAGGTCAGATTAGCCTAACTCAGTTTTATTCAGCAGTTAACGAGATATTACATACACATAGTGACGGTGATACCAACGTAGACTTAGCAAGTATATTTGGCTCTAACTGGGCATCTACAGTTCCTAAGCGTGTTGTTGTACCTTCTGGTGTAACAGTTGGTGGTACAAATACACACGCCATGAACGTACCAAGTGGTATGGGTGGTACTTTAAATATAGTAGTTTCTGGAAACATACATGGATATGGTGGTGCTGCTAACGGTGGTAATGGCGGAAACGCTATAAACTGTGTACAAACTAGTGGAGTTACAGTTACTTTAAACTCTGGCGGTACAATTAAAGCCGGTGGTGGTGGTGGTGGCCAAGGTGGTACTGGCGGTACTGGTGGAAACGGTGGTACTGGTGGTACTGGTGGTCAAGGAAGATATACAGGTAGTGGTAGTACTGTGACCGTTCAGATACCCTCGCACAGTGCAGACTACGCGGTACAACAGGCTTGTAATAGTAATCCACCAAGTAACTATACTGGTACGTCTAGTAGGGATTATTATAATTTTGATTATGGTTATAATTATCCAATATACAGAGGGTATTGTCACTCTTATTTCTATACTAGTGGCGGATCTGGTGGAGCTGGTGGAAACTCTGGTGGAGCTGGTGGAGCTGGTGGAGCCGGAGGTGTAGGACAAGGATATAACCAATCTGCTAGTAGTGGATCTAGCGGTTCTGCTGGTTCTGGCGGTGGCGGTGGTTCTGCTGGATCTAATGGAGGTCAAAACGCTGGTGCTGGTGGTGTCGGCGGAAACCGAGGTCAAGGTGGTACTGGAGGTACTGGAGGAACTGGAGGTTCATTTGGTAATTCTGGTGCAACTGGTAATACAGGAGCAACTGGAAGCACTGGTAATACAGGAAGCTCAGGTGGTAATGGTAACTATACCAATGGTTCTGGTGGATCATCAGGTTCTAGTGGATCATCAGGTTCTGGAGGTAGTTCTGGAGGTGCAGCCGGTTACTACATTTATAATCGTGCATCAATCACATTTAACAATAGCGGCACAGTCGCTGGACAATAATTATGAAATTTAAAGTAACAGGAAAAAGCACTAGATCAGTTAGTGTTGAATTTGAGGACGGTAGTATAGCTACTGTTCCTCTTTCTAAGGGACAAACAAAGGAGCAGATTATAAAACAAGCGAGTACATTTCATAATGTAGTTCCTTTTGCGTCTGTTTCTGATGTGCCTATTGAAGTAAGTGATACATGGCTAGAACATGTAGAACCTGACCCAGAAGTGGATTATAGAAATGCAAGACTAAGTCATTATCCTCGTCTAGAAAAACAAATGGATGCAGCATATTGGGCAAGACAAGGCGATGATACTGAACAGAAAGCAGTAGATGAGGCTATTAAACTTGTTAAAGAAAAAATACCAAAAGGTACAACTTACAAAGCTTCTGAAGTAAGTGGGTTACTGGATTAATGCACACTTTTCCCACCTATTTTAAAAATCCTTTTATAGAGTCAGTAAAGGATGTATACCTTGGCATAGACATATTTAAAAAGCTTACATATGCAGACTATGCAGTAGTTCCTTTTGCAAAAATAAATAGGCGTTCACATACGATTAGAAAAACAAGAATTGTAGGGGCGGATACTAGATATCCCTGCATTATATACAAAGCAGAATTAGATGCTATGTATGATAAAAACATATCTCCCTTAGAATATTGTATTTTTGACGGTACTCATAGATTTTTAAAAATGAGAGACATTGAAAATAAAAAAGGGGCTGGGTTTTTTATTATTACACCTAAACACTTTGAAGGTTTAAAAACACACCGTGAACTTGGGCACTCACCTTTTCGCACAACTGGATGTGGAGGGTGCATTGAATGATGGGTGTACCTACCATAGTCTTACCTAATACAGTACAACTCGAAACCCCGTCAATACCTCTCCCTACAGGAAATGTTCCCTCATATCAACCTTTGGTCGTACCTCCGAGCGATTTACGAAGACCCGAAGGCACAGAAGAGGTGCGGACAACAGAAAATCCGCCCCCAAAAATACACTTTCCACCTTTACCTAGCATCCCTTTACCATCGCAAGAAGTCCTAGTTGCTGCGTCTGTTACTGCTGTAACGGCTGTGGCAGCTGCGACTGCTACACAACCTGTAATCAATGCGTTAAAGGATAGAATACAAAAGTTCTTACAAGGCAAGATAAACAAATGGAAACAAAACCGCCAGAAAAGAAAGGCATCCTCAGAAAAATAAAAGAGA